TTAGAAAGAATGAGTCAAGAAAACGGTGTTTTATTTACTCAAGTCAATCCAGCTTATACATCACAGACTTGTTCTAATTGTCAAACCTCTAATAAGGCTTCCCGTAAGGGAGAGAATTATAAATGTGTGACATGTGGGAACCAAATGGATGCAGATTTTAATGCAGCTATTAATATTCTACATAAGGGAGTTTATAGTCCCCTTATCAATAAAACGAAAGATCATGTTTTTCATGATTTTAAGTAACTATCTGTCGGAAATCATTTCACTGTTAAAGGAAGTCGGTTTGACCGACAATCCAATGGCGGACAAAGAAAAGTACCTTCAAGGTATGAGGAAGGGAAAAGACGATAAGTTATTCTTTCTCCATCATATTAGACCCGATTTGGTCGTTGATTTTGGGTCAGCTGATGGTTATATACTATCTCAAATTCGAGACGATTATCCTCACATTGGTTTAATTGGATATGATATCTCTCCAGATATGATACAGTTGTCATCAGAATCCCACCCAAAAATTAAATTTACTAACAGGTGGAATCAAATACAGACTGAGATTTCCAAGTATAAGAATCCTACTCTGTTACTGTCTTCTGTTATCCATGAGGTATATTCCTACTCAGACCAAGCTGGAATTGATAAGTTTTGGAAAGTCATGTTTAATTCTGGCTTCAAATATATTGTTATAAGAGATACAATACCATCAATTAATTTGAACAAGATTAAGAACTTCAGAAAAGATGTAGATTCGGTCAAACAGATTGTGGATAAGGAGTTATTGGCGGATTATGAAAGTCGTTGGGGTTCCATTGACAAGGATTATAAAAATTTCATTCGGTTTGTTCTTATGTATAGATACAAAGAAAATTGGAGTCGGGAACGTCTGGAAGATTACTTACCAATCAATTATGAAGATTTGACAAACAAGATTGACAGTTCTACCTATAAAATACTTTACAATAAACAATTTAAGTTTAAACCGATCCAAACGTCATTCGCTAAAGACTTCAAAATTCCTCTTAGAAAAAATACTCATTTGAAGATGATATTAAAAAAAGGGTAGAAATAATTTATTTGTTTAAAAGTGCAACATGTAGATATTTATAATCATGAGCGCTCAAATTTCAAAATTAAGAAAATTACTTAAAACATTAGTCACCGAACAAATCAACACTGACCGTACAATGGTTAAGGAGTTGGATAAGATGGAGAAGTCTGTTAAATCAATCGACTCTGATTATAAGGCGATGATTAACAATTCATTCTCACGAATCGTGTTAGATGATGGTCAGAACGGTAAATTGTTCGATGTTCAAATCCATCCAGTAGTTGATTCAGTAGCTGAAGACGTTAATAGATATGATGTAAGAGCGTATATCCACAATACCGACAGAGTTTATAAAAAAGGATTAACTTGCGAAGAGTTGTGTGATTTCATCAAAGATGACTTGAAGGGTTTAATTGATGAAGATGAGTCGTATGTTAACAAAGCTCTTAATAAAGGTAAGAAACCATATGAGGGTGCTGACAGTCAAGAGTATAAAACTGGTCCAATTCACGAAGATATAAAATCTAAGATATTTAAATTGTGGTTCAATTCTACGCCAAAACAGATTGCTAACAGTGTACACAAGTTATCCGATGGTGTAGCATTACAATTACACAATTCACTTAAAGACATGCAAAGTGGAGGTGAACAAGCTATTCAAAAGAGAATTCTTTCTAAAGAGTTAGCCCGTAGAGGATTGTTGTCAGAAAATAAAAAGTCCACAGTCGATAAAAAAGACAGCGACGATGAAATGGAGGAAGTGAAGAAGTTCAAGAAACAAAACGAAGTTGACGACCTTGGCGCTGAAAGAGAGGTTGATGAGGAATCAGTACTTAAAGGATTGAATTTAGAGAAGCTTGCTGATGAAATTTACAACAAAGTATGGGGTGCTATCAAAAGAGAAGCTGAAACCACTCACCCGAAAACAGCTAAAGCAGAACACGATTCTAAGGATTCCGATACTAAGAAACATGGACATACTGTTACAAAACAGAAACGTCACTCTTCAAAGACTGACAAAATGAAAGATAAACCAAAGGAACACGAAACTGATAAAGCAGTGAAAGGTGAAACTACAAAGGTTAAGTCTGGAAAACCGGCTGATTATAAGAAAGATGACCGCAAGGCTAAATCTTCCGGAAAAGACGAAAAATACACTCCGTCGAAGAAGTCGAAAAAAAGCAAATGAGGCTTTGAGCATCCGTAAGAAGTTCTAGCAGCCAAGGCATCCCAACAAAACAGATGAGAGCTGCCATTGTACCTATTACACGCCAACACGGAATCAGAGATAAAGTCTCAGGATTGATAAAATCCAAAAAAACACGGAAAAGTTAGAAAAAGCCATTGACTTTTTATAATTCATACACTATATTATAAGTATGAATGACACACTAACACACACCGAAGTCGCTAAAAAGCTCAAAAATTGCGTCAAGCTCCGACCAAAGGAGTTGATTATGAACGACTTAAAATGGAAACTGATGGTTCGATCAGTTCTACGGGGTCGAAATATCCTCATGGTTGGGCCTACTGGCTCAGGAAAGACATTTGCCAGTGAATGTATCGCGAAAGCTACAAATCGACTTGAAAAGTTCTTTCGTTTCAACTTGGGTGCGACTCAAGACCCGCGAGCTACTTTGATTGGCAACACACACTTTAACAAGGATGACGGAACATTCTTTGACCAATCTGAGTTTATCACCGCCATTCAGACGCCAGGTTCTGTCATTCTGTTGGATGAAATCTCACGGGCTCACCCGGAGGCTTGGAATATCCTTATGACAGTCACAGACCCTATCCAACGTTATGTTCGTTTGGATGAATCAAGTGATACAAAGGTTATTGAAGTGGCGGATGATGTTACATTTATCGCTACTGCTAATATCGGTAACGAATATACCGCTACACGGCAGATTGACCGTGCTATGAGTGACCGTTTTACAAAGATTGAGATTGACATTCTTACAGAAGAACAAGAATTCGAACTAATTTCGATGAAATCACCGCACGGCGACTCCAATATTTTAAGGAATATTTGTGGCATGGCTGCTCAAATCCGTGCTGACTATTTCAGTGAAAATCCACAAATCACAAATTTCGTATCGACCCGTGCTGTGGTCGAAATGGCATCATTAGTTCAAGATGGTTTCAGTATGCTTGAAGTTGTTGACGCTCACGTTTATCCAGAATTTTCGGAAGATGGTGGTGCTGACAGTGAACGGACTAAGATACGACAAATCGTTCAAAAATATCTTCCTGACGACGGTGATGATGTTTTCACCGATCCGATGTCTGCTTCCGGCGGTAGTAAAGAACTCCCGTTTTAATCTAAGATACTTATAGAAAATGGATATACATTCAAATTTTTGGTTTGACTTTAAATCAGACGATGAAATCGATCACATTCGATTGGCATCAATCCGCAGGTCAATCGGCAATTTCGTCAATATCTTGACATGCCAGAGAATTCCTGTTCGTTTTTATTCAAATGATAGAGGGTTGTCTTTCACAGACGGAAAGTCGGTGACAATTTCTGCTGATATCAAGATGGAAAACTTTGATGCTACGGTTGGGACTGCTTTACACGAAGGTGCTCACATCGTATACTCAGATTTCGACTTGTTGAAACAGTTGGGTTCGATGATGCCTCAACGTCTGTTCGCACAGGCAAATAAAAAGAATATTAGCATAAACGCTTTAAAGGATTGTGTCAAGGATTGTTGGAATTATGTTGAAGACCGTTTTATTGACAAGACAGTTTTCGACTCTGCTCCTGGATATCGTGAATACTACCGAGCAATGTATCGTCAACATTGGCATTCAGATGCTATTACAGAAGTTATTGCTTCCGTTGCTTACAGAGACGAATCTATTGAATCTTACATGTATCGGATTATCAACCTTACGAATCCATCAACCGATTTGAAAGCTCTTAATGGTTTGTTAGAAATTGCTAAGATGATTGGGTTCAGTGATATCACTCGATTACAGAAGCCAATTGATCGTTTCCGGCTCGCATTTAATATTGTTGAAGTTATCTTGAATAACGTAGTCGAAAATCCTAAACCTAAAAAGACAAAAGACGATTACTCTACGATTCCTGGTGCTGAACCACAAGAGGGCGCTAAACCGTTTCCTTCAAAGTATAAGGATATGGAGGATGAAGACGAAAACAATTCTTCGACCTGTGGGAAGAACAACGAAGAGGAAGTGGATGATATCTTGGGAGAAGCTTTCAGTGGAGACATTTTCGGTGGCATTGACAATCAAATCGAACAAGCTGACAACTCTGCTGAGAAGTCAAAAGATTCGGAAGATGGTGCTAAAGTTGACAATGTAGGTAAAAGAACATTGAAGCGTGCTAAGAGGGATTTTGAAGATCAGAAGAAATTCTTGAATGGTGAAATTGAAAAATCGCCTCTGTCAGAAGAGGATGAGAACCAAATTAAGTATATCGAAGAGTCGGGTACTGAATATGTTCCTGTTGGATTCGATTCGTATGGTATAATTAAAAAGATGAATTGTGTTGTGGTTAAGAAGATGACTCGTGAAGTCATGAATCTCAACACATTCCCTTTGTCGGATACTTTCTCTAAATTGTATTCAGATGATACGCCAACTCGTAGGGCAGTCAATGACGGTCTACGTATGGGTACTATCTTGGGTAAAAGGTTAAAAGTTCGGGGTGAATCACGTTCTACTAAATATACTCGTCAACGCAGAGGACGAATCGACAAACGTTTGATTTCAAGTCTTGGCTATTCGGTTGAGAATGTTTTCTCTCATGTTGAAATTGATACATACAAAGATGCTAAGATTCATATCTCAGTTGATGCTTCATATTCAATGACGGGTGACAAATGGAATAAAACAATGACTTCGGTTGTTGCTATCGCTAAGGCTGCTTCGATGATTAACAACTTGGATGTTGTTATCTCATTCAGAACATCAACTGAGTCCGTTCCTTATATTGTGAAGGCATATGACTCCACAGAGGATTCTATCGTGAAGGTTAAGTCTTTGTTTCCCGACTTACGACCGAGAGGTGGAACTCCCGAAGGATTGGCCTTCGAAGCTATCATGGACATGATCTCACCATCCAACTCTGAGTTCGATTCATATTTTTTGAATTTCTCAGACGGTGAACCATACTTTCACGGACCAGGTTTTGTGTATGGTTCGGATAGTGCTACTCGTCATACGAAACAACAAGTAAATCGTATTCGTGCTAAGGGTGTGGAAGTGTTATCTTACTTCATTTCCGGCCGAGACGAAGGTCTGATTTCAAACTTTAAAACAATGTATGGTAAAGACGCACAGAATGTAGACGTTACGAATGTTCAATCGGTGGCTCTCACAATGAACAAGAAATTCTTAACTAAACAAGTTGCATAATACACTCAACTTAATATTATAAAAATATGAAAAACAAAATCAAAAATAGTTATATCCTATATTCTCAACAAATCAATGACTTTGCAACAGCTGTCATTCTTTACGTGGCTTCATTGTTTTAAGAAGACAACCAACGGTGTATAAAAAGTTATTTTAATAAAAACAGATTGACAATCGCTATAATATAGACAATATTAATATAAAGATGAATACCCATCGATACCACAAAATCCGTGAAATTATTGATGAGGATACAAACACGGCCACGACAACGCCGGTTTTTGAAGTTTAAAACAAACAATAGATAATAAACAATAACATATTATGACAAAGAAAAAGAAACTAACAATTGAGTGGCCAAAGTCACACTTTACCATTCAAGATATTCAAGACGCTCACACTGATGCCAAGAATATTACCTTACGGTATCGTATATCAAAAGCTATTGAAAATGGTTTGATTACGTATATCGGGAAAAACGACACGAAGGTTGGAAGACCTACAATCGTATTTTCTCCAGAACCCGTTACAAGTAAAATCTTGGAAAGCGCCGTCGAAAGCGGTATCTTGTTGGATGAATCTTTCGGAAACAAGGTAGTTGACGTTGCTAAGGCAACAACCGCTGAAGGAGTTGAGGTTACTCCGACCGTTCCGGCAACTACAAAACAAACAGTTTAGATAACACAGTTATTTGACTTTCGAAAGGCGGTGGAGAAATCCACCGTCTTTCTATTTATATTAGATGGTCAACTCAAGAGACATACAATCCGGCAACACCACATTTTTTGTGTTGAATGTATTTGGCACATATATGGTGTATGAGACAGGCTTTGGAAATCTCATTAAAATATATTCTCAAACAGCATACGGACCAATCAACAGAGTTACAAAGCTTGTTGATTATATGAGAAAACAACGTAAGGTCGATAGAATCAAAATCATGTATTTTGAATCTAACCAATCTAAAGGATTGGTTGAATGTCCAACACCACGAAAAATCACAGGAGACTTATATAAACAAAATCGATTCAAATTTACGCCTTTATCTAAACCACCGGCATATGAACTATTAGTAGAGGAAACGAAAATTTTCTATTGCATTCAATCTGGAAAGAACTATTTTCTGTATGACTACGATTTTGGAAATCCTTTAATGGGTCAAGTATCAGATAACAACAATAATAAGTTCTTGGTAAGGTCGAGCACAAAGAAACAAACGTTGATGCTTATAAAAAGTCTACCCGATGATGTAGTTGTTTACAGTTTAAAGGTAGACTCATCCGCCGGATTAGTTGACGGTGACACAGATATGAAAAAGTTTGAGTTAACGAATGCTAAAAAGAAAACAGAAAATCTAGTCAAAGTTAAAAGAACTGATAAAACTAAGTTGAAACTAACAACACAAGAACTTAGAATTAAAAAAAGAGATGAGATCTACGGTATACGTTAATATAAATTGACAAACCATTTTTTACGTGTGAAACTACAAGTTATGTTTGATGAATTTTTTGAAATGTCCGATGGTCTAAGCGAATACGACGAGATGGTGAATGGGATTAAAGAGAATCTTAATTATCTAAAATCATTGTCAGTTGAAGAAGCAACGTTTTATAAAAAACACTCTGAAGTACAAGACTATGTAAAATTCGCTAACCAATCTGATGTTACTAAAGCTCAGATTTGGAAACCTGTTGATATCCAAAATAAGGAATCGACAGTAAAAGAAATTGAGCAGTTGGAACCAGAGATTGTTTTCGTTTCTATGGAGAATCAAGCTCTGATGAACGACTGGTTAATGATTCGTGTGTTTTGTCACACAATGCCATTCGATCAAACTCCTGGTCGGTTTCTTCGTTTCTTGGTAAGAGATAAAGTTACAGGAAAATATTTAGGAGCTACATCGGTTTCGAGTGATGTTATTTGCATTACTGTTCGTGATAATTATATCAAGTGGACTAAAGAAACAAAACTTGAGAAAGGTTTATTAACTAACTCCGCTATAGGAAGTTGTATCATGGCAACTCAACCATTTGGTTACAACTTCTTGGGAAGTAAATTGGTTGCTAGTTTGGTTGTGTCAAATGCTGTCAGAGACAAATGGAAAGAATTGTATGACAACGTTCTTGTTGGAATGACAACCACAAGTCTATACGGAACAAAGTCTTTTTATAATGGAGTTCCGTATTGGAAAAAATGTGGGGCATCTGCTGGTAAGATATCATTGAAACCTGATGAAAAGTATTATCAGTATTTTCATGATTATATGAGAAGAGAGTATGCTGATGAATACATTAAAAAGATGACTCAGAAGGAAGGCATCTCAGGACCTGTTACAGGTGCAAAACAGAGAGTCATTGACATGATATTTAGACACTTGAAGTTAAAGAGTAGTAATTACACTCATGGTTATTTACGTGGTGTGTATTACTCCACCTTTTATGATAATAGTTTGGAATTTTTTAGAGACGAAATCGAAGAATCCGAACTAATAGAAAAGAAGAAGCATTCTGATGATCAACTTATGATTGATTGGTGGAAACCTAAAGCAATCAACAGATATTTGAAGTTGCATGAAAATGGCAATCTGTTACCAGAGGTTACTTATTACAGCGGAATGATTCACAAATCGTATCAAGAAGGAAAGGATAGGTACTTTAGTAATGTGGGAAGGTAATATAGATCCAGATCCAGTAAAGTTGCATTGGTTGAAAGACGGAAAGTATCAACTTGTGTTCAAAGGTGAAGCGATTTCGGAAGGTATGATACCGCCGGATATTGTTCAGAGCTTTGTATTTGAAATGAATGCTATGTATAGAGCAGGAGTTGAAGACGGTATTGAGAAAGAAAAGAAATCTAAAAACGATAAATAAATTATGCAATTTTTTGAAGACACAACAGATGCTGAATATGATTATAAAATGGTATGGAAATTAACGGAACAATATATAAGATAAAAAATTTAGTAAATGGAAAAGTATATATTGGACAGACTATTCAACTATATGAAAACTATATAAGATGGATTCACATAAATCGGTTAAATTCAAACAAACATAAAAACCGACATTTACAAAACGCTTGGGACAAGTATGGCAGTGGTAGTTTTGAATTCTCAGTTCTGTATGAGAATGTTAGCTCATATGATTTATTAGATTTTCACGAACACTGTATGATTGAATACTTTAAGGATGGCGACAATTTATATAATATGAAATCAGGAGGAAACTCAACTAGATATTCGAGGAAAGATATTGAGTTCAGAATCAACAGTGGAAAATATAAAAAGACAGAGAAATGGAAACATATGATGAGTAACAAATGTAAAGGTAGAGACATGTCTAAACTTATTAGTATAGCAGCCGATTTACATCGAGGAACCCCATTAACCGACAAACACAAACGAAAATTATCGGAGTCTTTACAAAAGAGTTACCGTGTAACAAATTCGTTGGTCAATCATGATGTAGTTATAAAAGGAAAGTCGAATGTCATCGAGTATATAAAGAATTTTAATACACAGAATAAATTCACGAAACGTGATAAAATTAACGGAGATATACTCTTCCGAGCAGGCCAACACAAACATTTCAAACTTAAAAGATTATGAATTTTTTTACAGACACAACAGATGCTGAATATGATTATAAGATTCTAGTATGGCCGAACTGGACATTCCAAAAAAACTTAGAAGCAGACTCTTTTACCATTGTTATAAGAAATGTAATTCCTCAACTATCGGACAAGATACATTGGACAATACCTGTTCCATATAATGTTAAAGCATTAAATGAGTTCGATAATGTTGAACAAGTAATTTATGATTTCCCGTCATACCCAAATACCATGCGGTGCGACTTTGATACGAAACGATTTTTAAAATTAGTTGATTGGGAAAATAAAGATTGGGATATTATATATTCTCACCTTCCAGAACACACCGCTCAAATCTCAAACATATTACACAACAATACCCATCTGTCTCCGAAGATAATTGGATATTGTCATTGGTATGAAGTTAATGAAAACACAGCATACAACAAACGACTTATAAATCAAAATCTGTTAGGAACGTTGGAAATGGATGAATGTGGTGTTAATACAATGTGGCTTCGGAATCTAGTATTGGAAAAATGTAAAGATACATTCAATGAAAATACATTAAAAAGACTCCAAACCATTATTAAACCCCACTATCTCGGAGTTGATGACTATGACCTAAAACCGATTCCCAAAATTCCTAATAGCATTTTATTTAACCATAGACCTTCAGAATACACCGGCTGGAAAAAGTTCTTGAAAGTGATGGATGAAATTTATGAAGAACGTCAAGACTTCAAAGTTTACGGAACTTTAATTGAAGCTGAACGGCCGTATATTGAAAGAGTTCGATTTCCTCAACGATCCGATTACTTAAACTTTATTAAAAAAATGGTCGTTGGAATTGGGTTCTTTCAAAAATATAGTGCTTGGAGTATTTCGACTACTGACGGTATGAGCAGGGGCGTTCCATATCTTGTACCAAACAAATTATGTTACCCTGAGTTAATGGGTGAAGAGTATCCTTTGTTTTATGACGGGAACGACGATTTCAAGTCAAAATTGTTAGCTATATTGGATGATAACAACAATCAAGATATAAGTGACGCCTCAGAGTATGTATCGGATAGAATCAAGGATATGACATGGGATAAACAAGTTCCAAAGTGGTTCAACAATTGGGATATATTTGATCTGCCACAAATCAAGGAAGAGACAGATTCTTATAAAAAGTTACGACAGTTTATTTTAGATAGAGGTAACGTGTCGAAACGAGATATATTAGATTATATGGGATGGGGAATCAGAATCGGTTGGACCGGTTATAGAAACCGGTTACGTCAAGAACCCAATATAATATTTACTAAAGATAGATATATAAAAACATAAAATTCAACACACGATATAAGTTTAATGAGTTTTTAGTCGCCTAACACATTCCATCGATATTTATATGTAGTTTAACTTAAAGAAAGGCTACTATGAATATTATGGTTGAGAACACTGTTCTTAAAATATGGCAAAAAGAGAAATCGGATATGTTCGATTACTACTTTGAATTTATCGCGAATGAGTCTTTAACAGAGGTAGATATTTTAGTATGTGAACAATATTACATGGATAAACTGGTTGAGACTTATTATGAAGAGCAGCCAGATTATTGTACATTTAGCAAATACTGTGTGAATGTATCAACTGATACAAAATTTAAAATAATCCAATTCTACGAAAACCCATCTATAAAAATTCTTTGGGATTGACATAAGGATTCCACATCGTATAGTTAAAACTATATGTATAGGAATATTTTTTATGATAGACGATCCAATATTGTCCATTTATGGGATGATGAACAAGGATATGTAGAATTTGAATATGAACGTTATGCTTATTGTAAGCGGGCGGGTGGTTCACATACTTCAATTTACGGAGATGAATTAGAAAAAGTATTTGACTATCAAGATCATGCCGACGGTTTATTTGAATCTGATGTGTTACCAGAAACACGAACACTGATTGATTTGTATGGAGACCAAGATGACATTAGTGAAGGAAACATCGTTTTCAACTACGACATTGAGGTTGAGACAGAAGGTGGATTTGCTTCTCCTGATGACCCTTGGCAACCTATTATTTCAATAGCATTCAAAGATGCTGAAACAGGTATTCGATATGTGTTCGTTGTTGACGAAGAGAATTTAGTTTCTGATTCGGAACAATCTGATGATATCGGAGAAGTTATCATTAGACGATTTGACGACGAAGAAGATTTAATTGAAGCATTTTTTGTTGAATACGAAAGAATCCGGCCAAACATTTTGACAGGTTGGAACGTTGACGGATTTGACAATCCTTATCTGTTCAATCGTATCAAGAAGGCGTTTGGCCGAAAACAAGCGTGTCGCTTAAGTCCGATTGGAATTGCTTACTGTTCACCACAACGAAAAGATGGAAGTTATGTAATGACCATCGCTGGGGTATCAAGTTTGGATTATCTGAGTCTGTATAAACAGTTTACGTATACGGAACAACCAAACTATCGATTGGGAACTATCGGTAAAATTGAAGTCAATATGGATAAACTTGAATATGATACAGACTTGAAGACTTTGTTTGTTACAGACATCGACAAGTTCATTCAGTATAACTTGACTGACATTGACATCGTTGGTGCCATCGATTCTAAAAATAAGTTCATCGAATTGGCGATTACAATTTGTCACATTTGTCATGTTCCTTATGATTTTATTCAATACTCAAGCAAGTTCCTTGAAGGTGCTTTGTTAACTTATCTTCGTAGAAAGAATTTGGTCGCTCCAAACAGACCGAAACGAAAAAGAAAAACAGATGACGATGAAGAAATTGGGTTCGAGGGGGCTTATGTTAAGAAGCCTATACCTGGATTATACGATTGGATATATTCCTGCGATATAAATTCACTATACCCCTCAATCATTAGAAGTTTAAACATTTCACCCGAAACTAAGGTGGGTAAGGTATTGAATTGGGATGAAGTTAAATTGAAATTCGATTGAATTGTCGGTTATAAATAGATTTAAAAAATGAATACATTTAATTATATAAAAGAGGACGCAGTCATCACAATCGACGTGGGAGGTGACATTAAATCATTAACCAAATCAGAATTCATTTCTTTAATGAATAAAAACAATCTATCAATTTCGTCGGCAGGTGTAATATACGAAAAAAACAAACGTGGGTTGTTAGCGGATATTTTAGATGTTTGGTATGAAGACCGTCAGAAATTTCAAACGAAAATGAAGGAGGCATCTAATAACAACGATGCCGTATCTGAGAGATTTTATGACAAACGACAATTGGTACAAAAGATCCTACTAAATTCCTTGTATGGTGTATTGGGATTAGAATCTTTTCGGTTTTATGATTTGGATAATGCTTTATCCGTAACTTTAACCGGTCAAGATATAATTAAATCATCATCGATGAAAATTAATCAATATTACATACAGACTTTGTTGGATAATGGAGCAGATGAATCGGTGAAACATAATGATTACGTAACGTATGTGGATACCGACTCAAATTACATGTCAAATGAACCGTTAATTAAATTACTAAACATCACAGACGCCGAGAAATCAAAATCATTAACAATTAAAATAGCAAACGAAACAGTTGAGGTAGTCAATTCATTTTATGATAACTTGATGACAATGTGTTTTAATTGTGAAGACCATGTTATTAAAACAGCAGGTGAAACTGTCGGTATCACCGGTATATGGATAGCAAAAAAACGATATTGTATCCACAAAATATATGATTTGGAGAAATGTAAGAATGTGGATAAATTCCACATCAAAGGATTGGATGTTGTTCGTTCGTCGTTTCCGACTAAATTTAAAGAATTTATGTTGAACGCTGAAGAAAAAACAGGTGTAATTTCAGACTTCTTATTAAAAACACCAAAACGTATTGTAGATGATAAAATTATAGAATTTAAACGAAAATTGTCATCGTTTGACGTGGTGGATATTGCTAGAAACACAGGTATCAAAGATATTGCTAAATTTGAAAAACATTGTAAGGATGCTGTTATGGGTGAGTTTCCGAAGATTGTTGAAGATGGAAAGACGAAAGGGTATCCAGCCCACGTCAAGGCCGCTATTACATTCAACAAGTTCATAAAACATCATGGATTGGATAAGAATGTCGAACCAATTACAAATGGTGAGAAAATCAAGTATGTTTATGTGAAACGTAACTTCTTGGGTATTGAAGAGATTGCCTTCCGTGGTTATCACGATCCTAAAGAATTGACTGAGTTCATTGATACTTATGCAGATGGACGCTTATTATACGAAAAGGAAATGGCCAAGAAACTTGACGATTTCTATGATGCACTGAAATGGGATTATCCGAGTGAAGGAGCTGTTATTATCGATACGTTCTTCGGTGACGATGATGAAGAAGGTGCTAAGACAGTAAAATTAGACAAAACCAAAAAAGAACCCAAACCAAAATTGAAGAAGACTGAATCAGCCGATGAATTCTTCTCATTTTAAATATTATGTCAGAAGAAACAAATGAAGCTTCATATGAAGTATTACAAGACGATGGAATCTTTATTCTATCAGGAGATATAGACGCGTCTTCGTCAACCGCTGTTATTAGGTGGGTTTTAGAATCCAATATAAAAAAGGAACATAAACAATTGACTATGATTGTAAATTCCGCAGGCGGAGAAATATCAGACGGATTCGCTATCATTGATATCATGAGTTCTAGTAGAATACCAATAAATACAGTTGGGTTGGGTCAGATTTGTAGTTGTGGATTTCTTATTTTCATAAACGGAAAAAATAGAATTCTCACACCAAATACGTCTATCATGAGTCATCCGTATTCATGGGGTGTGAGTGGACAACACCACGAACTCATAGCTACTAGAAAAGAACAAGATATGACACAGCAGAGAATGTTAGATCACATCACAAAATGTACGTCACTTACAAAGAAACAGGTTATAGAAAAACTTTTAACATCCACAGATACGTATTTAAGTTCGAAGGAATGTATCGAATATGGAATTTGCGACGAAATCAAAAAACTAAAAACTTAAGAATTATGAAGAAACTATTATTATTATTATTGTTGTTACCCATCACGGTATTTGCTACGGAAGTCGAAGACTACGACTTCACTTTACAGTCGGAGGTCCAAAAAGAAATTGAGATTGAAATCAAACAAGAAATTGCTGATAGTTTGGATGAAGTCAAAATTTGGATGGATTTGTATAAAGCGGTTGAAGCTCAGTATATTGATATCGAATCGTATCCGAATGAACTTGGAGGTTATATGATTCATCAAACCAAAATTATTGAGAAGTATCTGACTCTTGTTGAAGAAGCCGAAACTTTATATTATGACGGTGGTGATTACAAAGGTAAGATCGTTGAAGCAAAAAAGGTTTTGTTAAACTTGAAATTGATTCGAAAGATTTTTGATGAGTATGTTGAATACAAAATAACAGAGAAATCACAAAACTTTCTGAAGATGACTGAAGAGGCTATCAGAAATAAGACAGTAATTCCTAGAATGTCGATAGCAGCTTACACAGTCCTTCGTGGTGAATACCCCGTTAAAGCGGAACTCTTGAAATCCACGAGCAGAATCAAATCGTTACGAAGACATGTATTAACTTATGCAAATGACGATGAGGTTACATTCTTGAGAGATAAATTAATTTCAATTGAAACAAATGATACAATCGAAGGGAATTGAACTATATAAATGGCAATACTATGAACGAAGAAGATTTTAAAATACAGATAAGAGAATTGAAACTTGAGGGAACTAAAGATAAAAAGGATATTGTTATTTTAAAGTTTCTGGAAGATGTTATGCCAGAGAGTTTCGAATCATTACAACAAACTATATCAGCAGTTAAACAAGACATTGAATTTGGTAATGTTAGTTTTATTATGTTGCCTAGTCACATTACATTAACTAAGATGGATGATGATGGATTAAGAAGTATAGGATTACAAAGGATACCAGATGAGTGATTTAATGTATGATGAATCATCGGATTATAAAAAGGGGATGTGGGAAAAATACGCCATTCACGACGAAGAGAACATTAAAGGAATGTTTGGTCCGTATAGATGGATATCCAACTTCTGGGATTGTAAAGTTTACTTTGATGGATTGACATACAAGAATTCAGAAAGTGCCTATCAAGCTGCTAAACTGGTTCGTAGTTTAAGAGGACCGTTCACACAGTATAGTGGTTATGAGGCGAAGAAAGCCTGGGTAGAAGTGTCTAAGGAATTTCCAACAGAAGCTATCATTCCCGATTGGGACAATCACAAATATCGTGTGATGGATATTGTAGTATTCGACAAGTTTAACAGAAATGAAAGATTGAAAAATCTTTTATTAGAAACTGGTGACAAATATATTGAAGAGACAAACTGGTGGCACGACATTTTTTGGGGAGTAGATGTCGCACTGGGAGGCGAAAACAATTTAGGAAGAATCCTAATGGATATAAGAACTTATTTTAAGAATGAGTAATTGACAGTCGGTATAAACAACTGTTATAAATGTAGTTACGTTAAACAAAATAATATTATGGATAAATCAAAATTAGACGGATTCATCAAGCGTTACAACTTGAATGGGTGTGTAGAAAGTGTAAAGATTGTTTCATCGGAAGATGACAACAAGTTAAAGACATCATTCATTTCAGAGGAAAAACATATCCTTGGGAACGTAGAGTTGAAGAATGAAAACTTCGGCGACTATGAAATGGGTGTGCTTGAAACAGGTAAATTGAAGCAACTCTTAGGAGTTTTAAACAGTGAGATTGATGTTGATACTGTAACGTCAGACGACAGAGTTATATCTTTGGGTTTTTCTGATAAGAATACAAAGGTTAATTACATGTTGTCAGATACATCGGTTATTCCTAAAGTTCCTATTGTAAAGCAACTTCCAGATTGGGATGTGGTTTTACTTTTGAACAAGGATTTCATGAATCGTTTTATTAAAGCGAAGAATGCTTTGCCCGATGTTAATACATTTACACTTCTTATGAACAAGAAGACACAGAAGTTGGATATGATTATCGGATATGCTTCGATTAACTCTAACCGAATTGCGTTGGATATCACTCCAGAAGACGGTAAGGATACAGTTGGTAAGCCTATAAGTTTCGCAGCTAAGTATTTCAAAGAACTATTGAGTGCTAACTCAGAAGCTACTGATGCTAAGTTGTATGTTTCATCGAAGGGACTTGCTTATATCAAATTCGATACAGAAGAGTATGTTTCGGAATACTTTCTAACAGAGGTTGAACAATCTGATTAATATGGATACAGAGACAGTTACACAAACGGGTACGCCTAAAATTCCATACTTCAATATCATCGGTACGTTTGATGATGATTTGTTGAACAAGTTTGTAGAATTTCACAGAAAGAGTGTGGATGAAGGAGTGACAGAAGCTTTCATTTATGTTAACTCACCTGGTGGTTCGGTTTTCGCTTTTGAAGGAATTCAAGCAATTGTTAATTCGGATGAGATTGCGTATCATACAGTCAATTTAGGATATGCATGTTCAGCAGGTTGTCTGTTAATGGCACAAGGTGGTTTTCGATGGGCACAACCTCAATCAATCTTCATGTTCCACGATGCCGCGATGATGAATTACGGAAAGATGGAAGAATTGAAAGAAACTCAAAAGATATTTGAGAAACAATGTCAAAGAGCTGTGAGAGTTTTTGCTGACCAAACCAACAAATCACTTGATTGGTGGGTGGATAAGGCGTATTCTCACAAAACAAATGACTATTGGTTCGATGCTAAGACAGCACAAGAACTGGGTGTGATTGATTTCATTGGCCTTCCTACGTTAAAGAAAAATCCACCCGTTCAGATTGAATTGCCTATCAACGCTGAAGATTTCAATGACAAGTTAGCACATCGATTGGCTAGAGACAATATACGAATTGAAGAGTATATGAACGAAGAATCTACGATTGAAGAAAATAAGCTGAAGAACTCAGTTAAGAAGAAATCGGCTAAGAAGAAAGCTACGAAGAAAGTTAGAAAAATAAAACCCAAAAAAGGAAAGTAAGTTATGTCATTCTTTGAAAACGACGAAAGTGAAAAAGTAGATAAAAGAGATTCAATGTATATTTGGGCGGAGAAATACCGGCCACATGACTTGAATGAATACTTGGGTAACGAACAGATTAAGGAACGTGTAGCTGAGTATATCAAGACCGGGGAAATTCCCCATCTTTTATTTTATTCACGGAAACCAGGTACGGGCAAATGTCTGGATTATTCCGAATACATTGATATAGAAATTGAGGTATCTGAAGATGAAGGGAAAATATTAGCAAAATTCGAAATATAATATTTACATAATGAAAAAAAAATATAGATTACCTATCGGAGAATTATTTAATTTTCTTGGAATGGAGTTATTTAACCTCAATAAAGAAGTTGAGATAACCCGACATTTAAAAATAAAAACATTGAATGGTGAATATGTGGATATAAATCATTTGGTTCGTAAACAAGGTCATGTGCATACATATGACTACGATACAGGTAGCATCAAATGTGATGAAAACCATGTGGTGAAGTCAAACGGTGAGTGGAAGTATATTAAAGACTGTGACTCGATTGACACGATTCATGGAAACCGTAAGATTGTGAATACAACGTATAATGAATACCGAGATGTGTATGATATGGCATTAGACGATCCCCATACGTATGTGACATCCGACGGTGTAATTTGCCATAATACTACAATCGCTAAGATGTTAGCATCGAGCATTGAATGTGATAGTTTATACATCAACGCATCTGATGAAAGTCGAATAGATGATATCCGTGATAAGGTAAAAACGTTTGCTGGGAATTTAGGATTTCACCGATTGAAAGTTTTGATATTAGATGAAGCGGATAGAATGAATATTCATGCTCAGATGGCACTCCGTAATATTATGGAGACTTATGCTGGTCAGACAAGATTCATTTTGACCTGTAACTATCATGAGAAGCTTATTGAACCGCTTGTAAGCCGTTGTCAGGTGTTCCATATACAACCACCATCGAAGTCAGATGTGGCTAAACATGTCGCTGGTATACTTGACAAAGAGAATGTTACATATGAGGTTTCTGATTTCAAGGCGTTAATGAAATACTATCCTGACATCCGACGTATTATTCAAAATGCCCAACAACATTCGGTGAGTGGTAAACTATCAATCTCAGAAAAACAAGTTATCGAAAGTGATGCTAAGTTTAAGTTAATTGAAATCTTAAAAGCTGGAAGTGACAAGAAAACGAAACTCAAGGATTGTAGACAGTTTCTTGCTGATAATGATATTGGAGATTTCCAAGAGTATGCAGATTATCTGTATGAGAAGTTAGATGATTATGCTCCAAATGCGAAAGCAACAACAATTAAGGCGCTACACAGTTGGCAAGTTGATGACGTTGTATCAGCGAACAAGGAACTGAATTTCGCCAGCTGTATATTATCAATCTTAGAAGGTTTATAATTCATAATATTACTGAAAACCCTCAATTGTAAAAAGTTGAGGGTTTTTTATAAACGGAACGTAAAACCCAACCCATCGCCTCTAATATTGGTGAGTAGTTCACTCTAACAGTTTTAAAAAATGTCAATGTTAAGTTATTATAAGTTGACAGTAATGTACTGTTATTGTACAATATAAAGTACAACTAAAAAGGACAAGGACAAAAATATATTATAAATATATTATATTAAATTAAGTACAGTACTAAAATACAGTACTAAAGTAAAGTACAGTACTAAAGTAAAGTACAGTACTAAAGTAAAGTACAGTACTAAAGTAAAGTACAGTACTAAAGTACAGTACAATTAAAAATGATTGACAACTGAATATTCACATCTATTATCAGAAATAGTATGAAAATAACATTTTTAGGTACAGGAGGGGCATTCGCCTCAATAGAACAAGGACAATCAAATATGTTGATTGAGTCTGATACAGGAAAGAAATTGTTGATTGACTGCGGAACTACAGCACCTTTCAAGTTAAAGAAACTTGGAATATCAGCAAATGATATTGATGCGGTTTATATCTCACACCTTCACTCAGATCATGTTGGGGGTTTGGAATGGTTGGGGTTCATGACTTATTTCACATCAGATCATAAACCGACTCTGTTTGGTGAGAAGGAAACATTAACCAGCCTTTGGGAAAACACGCTCAAAGGAGGTATGTCTCGTATCGACGATACCAATATGACTTTGAAGGATTACTTTAATTGTCAGCCAGTCGATATTATACCAGACGACATCGATTCTGATGAGAGTTTTATATGGGAAGAATGTATATTCGACCTCATACCCTTAATTCATGTGAAAGTCGATTCTAATGATATGATTTCTTATGGATTGATGATTTCTGATGGTGTGGATTCCGAAAGAATCACATTCATTTCTACAGACGCTAAATCCGGCGAAACTTTCGATTATCTTGAATGTGCTGATGTAATATTTCATGAATGTGAAGTTGGGGTTAATAGCAAGGTACACACTCAATATACTGATATGAAAGATCAGATTGCTCTTGACACTAAGGCCAAAATGTGGTTATATCATTACAGTAAGAAGGTAGAATCTGTCGCCGAAGACGGTTTTAGAGGATTCGTAAACACATTCGATACGTTCGATTTATTCACAGGAGAGAAGAAACTATAATGTTCGTTATAAAAACATCAAAATATCAAATACCATCATTTTACTCAGGAGGTATCCATCTTTTCGTTTGGACAACCTGCCAAGCTACTAAGTTCCCATCCTTCGCCTTCGCTGAAAAGTATGTGAAGAAAGTTGAGTTGTTGAGACCCGATTTAAAAGGTCACCTAAAAATCCAATCAGAAAACTTATAATGAACAACCGCGAGAAAGTATTGTCAATTTTAAATGATCAGTCGTCTGATGAAGTCGATGAGATTTTTAACTTGTTATCTTTATCGGATGACAAATATACGAACGACGGGGAATCATTTATTACGGATTCGGAGTATGACTCTCTCCGTGTTATCGCTGGGAAAATTGACCCTACAAACCAATATTTCTTGGGTATAGGTTCCTCAGTTCGTACTGATAAAATTAAACTTCCGTATACAATGGGAAGTCTTGACCAAGTTCAATTCGGTGAAATTGGAAAATGGATTAAGAATAAAAATCTAAATGACCAACGATTCATCATCACTGATAAGATGGACGGTATTTCTGCTCTGTTGGTTTACGGTACAGACGGAACTTTACAAATCGCTTTAACACGAGGGGATGGTTACGAAGGCCAAGACATTACACGACACGTAAAACAAATTCCATCGGTTCCAAAGAACGTAGGACGTAAGGTCACAGTACGTGTTGAGATTGAGATTTCTAATATCAATTTCGATAAGATTGTTAGTATTTACACTCGGAAAGGTGGGGATCAGTATAAGAATGCTAGGAACTTCATGGCAGGGGTATTGAATACCGATTCCTCCCCTGTTGGTCTATTTAGATATGTAGATTGTTTTGCGTATGAAATCATGCCAGTTACATCACATTTTTATATGGCAAAAACTCAACAACTAACTGAATTAAAGTCGTTGGGGTTCAAGACCGTTGGTTATAAAATCTTCGAAGACTTTGAACTTACAGACGAAACGTTAAACGGTTACATCATCGAACGTAAGAAACTTTTAGACTACGATATCGATGGGATTGTAATCGATGTTGACGATTCAGATGTTAGAGAAAAGTTGTCCAACTCACGAAAGTCAGACTCTATCAATCCAGCATATTCCATCAAATATAAAATTACTGATATTGAAAATATTTATTCAGCGACCGTCGATTGTGTTGAATGGAACGTCTCTAAACACGGCAAGGCTAAACCACGAATCAAATTGATTCCGTTTAATCTTCAAGGTGTAACAATTTCTCACACTACAGGCTTCAACGCAAAGTATATCCAAGAAAATAAAATTGGTAAAGGTGCGGTTGTAAAAATGACCCGTAGTGGTGATGTTATTCCTTATATCTTAGAAGTTATTACACCAGCGGTCGCAGAAATGCCTGAAAACATAGAAGACTATGAGTGGAATGAAACGGACGTCGATTTGGTATTGAAAGACAAGTCTTCAAACTCAGATGTGGCATTGAAACGATTAACTTCATGGGCGACTGCTCTTGACATTCCAAACTTGAAAGAGGGAAGTATCAAGAAGATCATTGAACATGGATATAACACGCCTGAGAAGATTGTGAACATGACTTCAACTCAGTTGAAGGGTATCATCGGAAAGAATGGTGAGAAGATTGCCAAGGGCATCGCCTCAAAACTCAATCCGATTGCACTTGAAACTTTGCTGGGTAGTTATCCTTCATTTGGTGTTGGTGTTGGTGTTCGTAAGTTTAAGATGCTTGTTAAACAACTGAGAAATCCTGCGGAATTATTAGAAGGTAAGATTACAGAAAAAGAAATTTCTGGTACTGATGGATTTGACAAAAAGACCGCTTCAATCATTCTTGAGGGTTTGAATGAATTTGTAGAATATTACAACGATATCAAATCCAAAGTCACTGTTATAACAACAGATCAAACACCTTCTGGTCAGAAGTTTGATGGCCAGAAAATTTGTTTCACGGGTTTCCGAAACAAGGAATGGGAAACGTTTGTTGAGTCTAATGGCGGCGAAATTGTCAGTGGGGTATCTAAAAAGACAACTCTTGTAGTTGCTAACGATACTGATGCTGTCAGTGGCAAGACGACAAAAGCTAAAGACTTAGGAATTGACATCGTATCAAGAGACGATTTTCAACAGATAGTCGGTATATCTAAACTCAACAATTTTAACGATACACTTAAAGACTTTTTTAATTAATGAATATTACTGACAAACTTAGTTTCTTGGAGTTTCATATAGCTGTGAAACCATATGATTTTCACGTTCGATACCATGACATGATTGAATCTCTACAGTTTGCTGTTGATATTCGTAGCTTGAGTAAGGTCGATTTTGAATTTAATAATCTTATGGATTTTATGTATGACACTGACTTTGATGACGATGACGAACAAGTGTTTGATATATGGAGAGAGGTTGTTAATGATTTGAGTGTAATGGTGACTGGTTGAGAATTATAACAACAGACGAACTCAATTTGATATGGAAGACAAAGAAAACAAACCGATAAGTTGTGGCATTTTAGTAAAATGTGGAAAACGATATTTAGTAGTACATGCTACAAAGACATGGGCGCCTTTAAAAGTTGATGATGGTTATTGGGGATTTCCAAAGGGTCAATTGGATGAAGATGAACATCCAAAAGAGTGTGCTATACGAGAACTTGAAGAAGAAACGGGAATCAATCTACGTCACAAAAAATTTCAAACTCAGTTGCTTAATGTGTATGAAGGTGAGAAGAAGAATTTCATATTGTATCAATATGTTGACACTGATATGGAATTGATGAATCACATATTTGAGTGTAATTCACTAACTCCGTCTATAGATAATGTTACTGGTTTCCCAGAGGTTGATGCTTGGTATTGGGCGACTAAAAAAGAACTTAAAGATTTGTTACACGGCGTCCACGTAAAGAATGTATTACCGAGTAAGAAACAACGAAAGGCGATTGTTGAAAAGTATGACAAGACAAATTTCAAAGAAATAGTTATGGGTGAAACTAGAACTGACGATGATTAAAAATCTACTAGATTTTTTGGTCAATCGGCCAAATAAAAACAACAACAAAAAAAAAAACACGGTATGACAGAGATTTGCACGATTCCATTCCATCTCTTATTCTGTTATGGATAATGTCATACTCTGACTGGGAGGATTTTAAGGATTATGAACAAAGATATTGACATATCTAAAATATGCAGCCGCCGGTTGATTAAACTGTGCATTAAAGATGCACACCGGAAGTTAGAGGGATGGTATCATCCTCTTATTGTACGTGGGATGGGTATTCAAAGAATTGGAGACTGTCAACGGGTTTTAGACAGTAACTACACGAATCGTCAGATAAGTCGATTGTGTGCTAGAGCAAGAGAACAAGATGCTTTGGTATACATTGACAGTAGAGACGAAAAAACCTTGACATTCAGAGAGTATAAGTTCTTTCTGGATTCTAGAATCAAGTTTCTTGAAGACAATATCAAAAGCAGTATATTGGAATATGACAGACTTATACAAGAGAAGAAACACAGAGAACATAAAATCTCAGAGCTGAGACATAGGTTTTACGGGCGGAAGCCAATTAAACATATAAAAACAGAAGGAATGAGAATATGAAGGTTATTACCAATGACTTACAGAAAAAACACAAAAAATCACTAAAAAATCACTAAAGGCTTGACTTTTTTAGATACATACTTATAGTTATATCTACAAACTTAAATAAAGGAAACATTTTCAATGACAAATATATCAACATTTACACCGAATTCTAAATGGGCGACAACCGTTCCCGTGTGTGGTGTTCTGGACTTATATAGTCATGAAGATATTAATCGCAAAGGGAACGAACAACCAAGAATGGTTGGAAGCCGGACGCAAACTGAAGATAGACCAGGTTACTAAAATATAACCGAATTTCTAAAGTAAACCGCCCACTTCCAAAAAGAAGTGGGTTTTTTATTTTTACACTTTCTCAAAAAACTGAAAAATAAGTATTGACTTTAAAAAAAACATCTTCACTATTAGAAATAACTTCAACAACATAAATTTAAAAAAATAAGAAAAACTGAAAAATAAGTATTGACAACCGATTTAATTCATGTCATTTTAAAGAAACAACAAATTTTACATAGGTGATTTCCAAATCACTGATATTGGTTCCTAATACCAGATAAAGAAATTAGGTTAAACGTCTTTTAAAAATGGCATCCAAACCTGAGTAATCAGAGAGGGGTGAAATTTTAAAACCATAAATAAATGAAAAAAGAAGACAAAACCAATCTATTGATTGGTCGGTGAGGCGTTGAGATTCGTCTCCGCACAATTCAACTATGTTGACTCACCGTATAAATTTATTCCGTTTGGGCTGGCTTGGTGAAAGCTACGGACTGTTAATCCGATGACCATCGAAAGGTGGGCGAGGTTCGAATCCTCGAAACGGAGCCAATTTAAATATTTATGATACCTAATGAAAACGTTGAGGGTCGATATCCTCAAAAACAGAACCTTTAAGGTGATGTCGTTATCGAACTATACAATCCATGCAAGTTGGGTGTATCATGATTTTTATGGTGGTATTGATGTATTGGCAGCATATTTGCCTGTGACGCAAAGTGAGCGAGTTCAAATCTCGTATACCACCCGCTTTATAAACGGATCGTAAAACGTTTCGACTGTATCCTTGTCGGATGATAGGTAACACGTAATAGGTGTGGAACAAAGATGTAACGGATGCCGCAAGGTAAACATCAGCCACCCCTCTCAGTTAATAACTGTGTTGTGAATGTCTATCATCATTAATTTAAAAAATCGTAGGAGGTTTCGTTGAACCAGACCGGACTGGCGAATCAACAGACTTACACAAGTTTTAATTCGATTTCTTGTGTTGCAATTTTATTATGGAAGAGACCCGAATATTGGTTAAGTCGGCGCGGATTGTAAACCCGTAGTGTGCTAAGACACAGTGAGAGTTCAATTCTCTCTTCTTCCACCATTTTACAACCGAAGAAAAATTAAGATTCTTCGAAGACATATCCATTCAATCGTTAACTCGATTATGTTACAATGTTTACACCTTGGATGACGGGTTGTAATTAATTTTATGGGTCTGTAGCTCAGAGGCAGAGCGGCTCCCTTTTAAGGAGATGTGCAGGATTTCAATATTCCTCAGGCCTACCATTTATGTCTTCTCGGTTAGATAGTAACGTATTCTCAAGTACATGAGAATGAAATCGGTGTGAATCCGATAGAGGACTCCTTTTTGTATAACGGAAAAGGTTCCAGTTGGGTTCGAATCCGTGTTATGTAATTAACTTTTTATGGGAGTGTAGCTCAATCGGTAGAGCCGTGAACTTTTAATTCATTGGTTGTGGGATCGTGCCCCATCGCTCCTACCATCTTTATGCTGTTATCGTCTAACGGTTAGGACGGAAGATTGTCAATCTTCAAATCGGAGTTCAATTCTCCGTAACGGCGCCATTTTCTGATCTGGATTAAAACAGCGACACCAGTAATTGAGGAACGGCTTTGTTGGTTGTAATGTTGGGTAAACAGAGTGTAGATAATTCGTAACCCTAACAACAAACACAACTTTATAATAGATGATAATTTTTCAACCCTGGGTAGCTCAGAGGGAGAGCAATCGGTTGATAACCGATAGGTCGAGATTTCGAAATTCTCCTCAGGGACCATTTATAATTTTCATGGATATGTAACTCAATCGGCAGAGTATTCGTCTCTTAAACGAAAGGTTATGGGATCGTTGCCCATCATATCCACCATTTATGGGCTATTAGTGTAACGGATAACACGTATCTTTGCGAAGGATGAGACAGGAGTTCGATCCTCTTATAGCCCACCATTTTCATACTGTTAGTTTAACACATATGTTAAGTTAGTCGTATGTTCATTAATTTAGCGCAGGAGGGGGGTAAGGCATTCTCTCTGGCTCATAACCAGAACATAAAATCAGTTCGATTCTGATTCCTGCAACTTTATTCAATAAAAGTTCAATAAAGTTGAACTCATTACCATCATATGAAATTTAGAAGTTTACAAAACGATTAATTTATGGCACCGTAGCTCAGTTGGTTAGAGCGTCTCCTTCATAAGGCGAAAGTCGTGAGTTCAAGTCTCACCGGTGCTTCCAAATTTTTATGGCGCATTCGTCTACTGGCTAGGATTCAGTTTTTTCAAATCTGAGAAGAGGGATCGATACCCTCATGCGCTTCCATTTAATTTATGGCCAGGTCGTCTAATTGCGATACAGGACGCCTTCCATATTCCGGAAGGAAACGTAGGTTCAAATCCTACCTTGGCCACCATTTGTTCATGTCGTCTAAATGTTTAGGACGCCGGGCGTTTTAGTGCGGAAATATTAGTGTGACAGCTAATCATGACAATTTCTTTATAAGATACGGATGGTTGGATCGTCGTGATATGAAGTGTCAATTTTAGAGTAACTTAACGGCGGTATTTCCGCTGGATTGCGGCATAATGTAACGTGTTCATATTGACAAATTTAATAGCTGTGTATATTGTGACAATACTCACTTTAAGAGTTAGCCTCAGTCAATCCAGATAAGCTCGGATTAATGAGAACTTGACGTATATTACGGCGGCGCTTTTATCCCATTTGTTGGTCTATGATTGTAGTGGTAGCAATATTGCCTTTGAAGCAAATAGCCTCAGTTCGATTCTGAGTAGACCTGCCATTTATGAAAAACAAAAACAAAGTTCAATTTAGTTCGGCTACTCTTTTTGAGTAAATATGAACAGATATGAACTAAACAAGAAGTATAAAGAGAAAGCTCGTAGGAAGGCTAGAATTATGTGCCCTTTCTATTTTTATAGTCGGTATCCTCAAAAATCTTTGAAAGAAGAATTTGAGAATTCCAAAAAGGATTACAGTAAGACTATCGAAAAGACAGCTCGTTATTTCGACAAGGGATTCCCTGTTGGTTATCACGGTGGTGATACTAAGAGTTACAAACAATCCTCAAGTAGACGACGTCGTGCCAAAAACAAAAACGTAATGAGAAGTCGTCTCAACGATTGGGATGATACACTCTTCGTTGAAATGAAGAATTCTATGTGGTGGGACTTGACTTAGTTGTCATGACACGATAGGTGAGATATGAACCTCTTAACAGTTAATGCTGAAGTGTTTCTCCAAAAGCGGAGGACTGACAAAGCGTATCAAATTTATTTACGTGGAGTAGCTCAGCTTGGTCAGAGCGCCGTCTTTGGGAGTCGGATGCCGCAGGTTCGAATCCTGTCTCCGCGACCATTTTAATTTTTATGGACGATTAGCTCAGCGGCTAGAGCAGTGGTGTTACATACCAAAGGTCACAGGTTCGAATCCCGTATCGTCTACCATTTAAGGTATCCCATGATGCGATACCATAAAGAAATATGAGGTTGTATATATAATGTAGATGAATAAATGGGTAAGAGCTATCCAACATTTACGATATAGAGATACATAACAAAAGTTCGGTTATGTAGATGTAATAAATCCTTATTATTTCTTTTAAATTTATGGGGGTATAGCTCAGTCGGTAGAGCGGTTGCTTTGCAAGCAATAGGTCATCGGTTCGATCCCGTTTACCTCCACCATCTATGAGCGGCGGATAACAAAGTTTCGGCTTTGAAGAATACCGGGAATTACTGATTGCCATTTAATTACAACGTGGGGGACATCGGGAAGACACGAAAGGCTTCTGATATTTAAAGTTTATAGGTATATAGTGTAACGGTAACACGTTTGGTTCTGATCCAAATATTCGGGGTTCAAATCCTCGTATACCTGCCATTTTGTGAATCATTGTGTATAAATACACTCAACGGGACACTATATCGGGTTCGAAGTCCGAGGCTGTTAACTCAGTTTGATGTGAGTGATGATTTACAATTAATTTATGGGTCTATAGTGTAACGGCTAGCACACAAAGTTTTGGTCTTTGGGGTAGGGGTTCAAATCCTCTTAGACCTGCCATTCTATTTATTCCTTCGTAGTGTCAAAGTAATACGCAACGTAACACGCCGGTCCGTTAAACCGTGAATTGGTGAACTGAGGGAACCACTTATTTTTATGGTCGGTTAGCATAATGGTAATGCTCCAGTTTTATACACTGGCTATGCTCCTAGATGAGGGGATGATAAGGGTTCGAATCCCTTACTGACTACCATTTGATTCATACCAGAGGTATTGTATCCTTCAAAGGCTTTCTCAGAGCCGGCCTGGCAAATCTGAGATTATGGCCGATTCGTCTAGTGGACCAGGATGTCACATTCTCAATGTGAAGACGGGAGTTCGATTCTCCTATCGGCTTCCACTTTAAATTATTGTAAATTTCTCACTTTTTTATAAAAAAGGGTTGACTTTGAATATCTGTCGTGTATAGTTATATACATCATCAACTATTAAAGTTGACCATTGGTTCCTAAGACCAAATAAAAAATTTAGGTTAAACGTCATTTAAAAATGGCATCCAAACCTGAGTAATCAGAGAGGGGTGAAATTTTAAAACCATAAATAAATGAAGATAAAATCCAACTTTGAGTTGGTCGGTAAATACGTTGAGAAACTTTGAATGTCTCCGTAGTTACCGTAGAATTTATATGGGGGATGGGCGTGGGTTACCCGCACGAACTTTGCACGTTTGTAGGCTGATCGGATCGTTACCGATATTTTCCACCAATTTAAAGTGAATTATCAATTGGACTAATGGTAAAGTCACCGGCACAAGAAAGTCGGAGATACATTAAATCTGAAATAGATAACTTTTTACGCACCGGTCACATAGCGGCCTATTGTCACTGCCTTCCAAGCAGATGCTCGTGGGTTCGAATCTCACTCGGTGCACCATTTCTTATGTACCCAAATGGTTCCATCGTCTAAAGGATTAGGGCCTTTGCCTTCTAAGCAAAAGATTTGGGTTCGAGTCCCAATGGAACTACCATTTTTACAACGATCAATTTTAGGGCAAGCATCCCTAATCATATTGTGTCAAAAGAAAGCTGGGAAACCCGTCAAATTATCATGCAGATAGTGCTTACATGAGACGTGTTGTAAATTAATCGATAAGTCGCTCTTATCGAGAAAACTGTGATGTGTTTCTGATCCGTTGACGTCATCTAAGATAACCGTAAGAGTCGGTATAACGAGGTCTACAATTTATATATGGTGTCATAAAGTTAGTGGTTCTAACACGCGGACTGTAAATCCGTTCTCTGTAATGGGGGGGTGGTTCGATTCCGCATGACACCACCATTTAATGCAGAAGTAGCTCAATCGGCAGAGCACCTCGTTTCCAACGAGACGGTTGTGGGCTCAACTCCCACCTTCTGCTCCATTTTTTATTCACGCAGAAGTCTGATTAGCACAGATGAAAGAAGTATTGGCTCCCAAGGACCGCAACCTTATCGGAGATACATGGCTCAATAATACTGTGAGATTCCCTGCTCCGTAAGGCCTTACGTCAGGAGGCAAGTAATTATTGCCTGTAAAAATTCGACGCTTAGCGGTGAATAAAAAACTTTTTAACCTATCTGCCATGTGTAGAAAAGGTAACGGAATCGTTCAGCGGTTCCATCAATTTCTGAAACTCAACTTTTAGTGGAGTTGGGTGGATGTATGATTACCTCATTTGAAACAACTGCGCTAACAGTTGTGAATTTTGTGATGGACGTAGTATAGCGGATAATACGCTGGCCTTGACGGCCGGAGACATTGGTTCGAATCCAATCTACTATATCGTGATCATTAATTTATTATTGCCGCCTTAATTTGTAATTTGTAATCAACTGTTCAAAAAGTTCGGTGTGTGGGGATTCATTCAAATCCGATTCTAAGAGAAAAACTTGTAGTCGTCAGTGTGTTATTGATAGTAAACCTAACGTGGTCAATGACCATTTCGACTTGATATATGAATCTTATATGAATAATGGGAAAGTCTTATCGAAGGCATTCACCGAACATGGATTTGCGTATAACGGAAATCTATTTAAACAATTTAAAGAAAAACTTAAATAATTTATGCCGCCTTAGCTCAGTTGGTAGAGCGCCATACTTGTAATATGGATGTCACCCGTTCAAATCGGGTAGGCGGCTCCATTTATGTTGTGTTCATTGAGGGTTGGATAACCAAGGGTTAAAAAGGTGTATCTAGTAGAGCCTTTCCCGTCCAATAACGACCTGAGACATAACACCATTTATTTTCTAAAGCGGTTCAAAACGGCTTGACTATTAGGAGAGACTATTAATAATTTATGGGGTGTTAGCTTAATTGGCAAAGCACTCGCCTGTCACGCGAGCGATCTGCCGGTTCGAATCCGGTACATCCCGCCATTTATGGGGCATTAGTGTAACGGTAGCACCGCAGATTCCAAACCTGCTTGTAAGGGTTCAAATCCTTTATGTCCTGCCATTTTTAATTACTCGGTTTACCTCTTGACGAAAGTGAATGTAAATAATGGCCGAGTTCATGGGAGTCTGGTGTAACTGGTGGCATGGCTGATTGAAGCTCAGTAGGATAGGGCTCGAATCCCTAGGCTCCCGCCATTTTGATAAGGTTTCAATTCGCCAAAGACTTGAAGGATTCCTTTTAGGAATCCGTAGTCGTGGAATAATGAAGAACCGATTTAAATAATTTATGTCTTCTTAGTTGAGTGGCGCAACGCTTGGCCGATTACTGAGAGACACTGGTTCGAATCCAGTAGGAACTACCATTTTTGAACGGAGACACCGATTGGTCGGTTAGAAGCCATAATATGAAGAGGGTGATCCTGTACTTCAATAGCAGGTTCGAATCCTGTCACGTTCACCGATTATGAATAAGAAAAATAAATACTTTGTTACTTTTGACGATGGGTATATCGCCCACCGAACCCCAATTAAATTGGTATGTAATCCTATATTACGACTAATCCAATTCTATACAGAATACCCGTATGTGATTGCTTCTGAAGTAGAGTATGCCAACAATACACCAAATTTTATTGGATATCGATTTTTGAGGGTGAAATTACTTTAGATTATTGATCACCATTTTGATTGCTGAAAGATTGACACAGGAACAAGTAAAGCCTTGTTTTTGAGGACAAGTTCAGGCCATCCAACGAGCCGAGCGGAGACGTAAGTCGTTAACACGCCAAGGTAGATGTAACCTCAAGTCGCTGTAGAGTAATCGTTCTCATAGCAGCAGGTAGAGGGCAGTAACTATTAGCACGTTACCAGAAGAATTCTTCTGAGACAAATGTCAATCTGTAAAACAGAACCCTGGCTATTGACGCAATCAAACAATTTATGTCCACATAGTCTAATCTGATAACATTCTATTTTTTGTACACTTGGGTATTCGGTTCAAATCTGATATTTCCCACCATAAAAAATAGTACTCATACAGTAATACGGATGTTCGCTTCCAAAGGAACTATTGTTGACAAATCAAAAGTTACTGCCGGTTTTAAGTCAGTTTAGTGTAATAAAATCACTTCCAGTGTATACCCAGTAATAGGATACGAAGAACCGTATTTGGCTCCTTTTATCTGACAATGGTTAGCGGAACCTATTAAGGGTTTGTTCTTGCGGCACGCGGTTCGATTATCATACACATTCCGGACAAACGTATGACTATCCATAACCCGCATTGGTTGAACGGTTAGCTACGGTTCATTTACAGATTTTAATTTATATGGTCGGGTGGTGGAATTGGTAGACACGCTAGATTTAGGCTCTAGTGCCGAAAGGTATGAGGGTTCGAGTCCCTCTCCGACTACCATTTTATTTACGCGGATGTCGTATAACGGCTATTACATGACGTTGCCAACGTTGAGATGAGGTTTCGATTACCTCCATCCGCACCATTTAACTAAATTCACTTGTGGGTTATATTTATAGTCATGATTACTTTAAAACGTTTGTTGAATGAAGACATTAAGTTTCAATCAGGTTACGACTCCGATAGACCATCGGGTGCTAAAACTGTGTTCGTTTTCAATCCCAACGACAAATACATTACAAAAGGAAAAACTCATGGTTTAATGAGTCATGCTATAAAACACGGATATGAATTTGATCTTGAATTGTATGAAAAGGTTATATCTGAGACTAACAAGATTATTAAGAACTCTCCGAATTCTATTTTACTTAACAGTCAAAACGAACGACCGGAAAAAGGATTTGGGTATCCGTATCCAAAAGGTGTTGTAATAAACACTATGGATATGGTAAATGACAAGATTTCACTTAAAGACGAATTACATCCAGAGGAGCAAAAAATTGCTAGTCATCTTAAAGTTTTGACTGATAGGTATGAATCTATGTTAGTTTCTATAATTCAAAAATCAGTTGACGTTTCAGAACTAAAAACCGTCGATGAAATAAGAGAGGTCTTAAAAAAGACAGATACTCTTAAATTTACGGTTGAAAGCAGAGGATCAAAAATTTATGTTGTGACTTCTATAAAAGAAGGAGTGGTTGTTTTAGTGGACCTCAACGGCACGGTGTTATCAGGTTACAAACCATCCATTCACAAGAAGAAGTGGTCGGGTATTGAGAAACTAAGAAAATACTTTTCAAGTACAAGTGTTACTGTAACCAATCATTTGATTAAAAAACTCTTTGATGTGGGAAATGATTCCAATCACTAATATATATTAATATGAAATTAAAAACACTAATCATGGAAAGCCTTTCAACAGAACTTGTAAAATCAACCTCATTAGGACAGATATTATATTCGGATAAGAATTTCAAGTTTAATTCTGTTAATGGAGGTTATACGTTGTCATTATCTTCGGATGGTATCTATGGATATCGTTTGTTCAAACAAAAGGGGAATTGGGTAATGGCTGCCATGTTTCAAGAAATTAGTCAATCTGGACAAATATACGATGCTGAATATCAAGACGTAACGACCTTGTATGGAGTTCGTAAACGGTTTGACGCTGTTATGAAAGAATTTACAGACACGCTTAGATCAAATGGGGTATCCGCTGAGAAACTTCAAAAGATTACAGTTGAACAATAAAATAACCCAAAATGTTTACGGCGGAGAGAACACATGGTCACGCTGAATAAAGTCTGATCTAATAATTTATGGCGGTGTGGCGGAAAGGTATACGCAGCTGGTTCAAATTCAGTGGCCGAAAGGTATAAGGGTTCGACTCCCTTCACCGCTACCAATTTATTTCCGATAGCGTTCGAATCGTGTTTCTCAATTTGATCAGTTGGGCCCTTATTCTCTTGATCAGAGATGTGGTAGGAAGGGAACAATTTATGGTCGCGTGGGGGAATTGGTAGACCCGCAACACTAAGGATGTTGTGGCCGAAAGGCCGTGTGGGTCCGAATCCCACCGTGACTACCATCTAATTTATGCTGAGTTGCTAGAGTGGCCTAATAGGACGGATTGCAAACCCGATCATGAGAAATCATACAAGAGTTCGAATCTCTTACTCAGCTTTCTTTATGGCCGTATGAGGTAAGAGGGACGCCTATCATGCTTAAAACGTGATGTCTGTCGGTTCGAATCCGATTGTGGCTACCATTTTCAATTTATGGCAGTGTGGTGGAATTGGTATACACACAAGACTTTTTCCAACTCTTTGAATTTGATTTGAAGGGTTAGCAAAAATCTTGCGCCCGTAAGGGATTGAGGGTTCGAGTCCCTTCGCTGCTACCATTTGCGGGTTATTAGTGTAATGGATTAGCACGATTCGCTTCGGACGAATTAGTAGGGGTTCGAGTCCTCTATGGCCTGCCAATTTTTTTTACACATTTTTAAAGTTTTCAACTATATATACTATAAGTTCTATGAAAGCGAAATTGAAATATAATTTAGTTGTACACGATGATTTGTATCCGAAGGATACTTGGGTTGATGTTTTAGGTGTATCCGACATGAGGGTTAGAAAGATGATTCCAAACATAGAACGTAACACTGAGTCAGGTCAAGTAGCATTACTTTTGCCAGGAAGATCACATCCTTTGATACATAGTTTAGACTTAGTCGAATTTGGAGAGTAAACCTCTAAGGTAGAGGCGCTACTTGGAAAGTAGATGGAAGTCGCAAGGCTTTACGAATCGTGTTCGTTTCTCTCCGCTCTTTAATGTTGCCATAGCTCAATTGGTAGAGCACAGCATTGGTATTGCTGAGGTCGTCGGATCATTCCCGACTGGCAACTCCATTTATTCCGCAACCAGACTCCCTCCTTGAACAATTGTAGTTCGAATGATCGGAGACCGCCGGAAGTTAATTTATATGGAAGTTGAAGCGATTGGGAATCGTCACTGCCTGCTAAGCAGATGGAACTCGAAAGGGTTTGGGTATCGTGCACCCCGACTTCCGCCATTTATGGAGAGTATAATGCAGGCTCGATGTCTGTCGTTATTTGCTAAACAGAGGGTCGTTGAATGGGAGTATGAACCTAAACGATTTAAACTAAAAGATGGTGTTAGATATACCCCAGACTTTTATTTAAAAGAACAAGATTTATGGATTGATGTTAAAGGACAATTAACTGAAAAACATAAAATGAAACATAAATTATTTAAAGAATTAGGTTGTAACTTTAAGTTAGTTTTTATAAAAGAAATACAAGAAAGATTGGGATATAGTTATCACATCTTTAAAAAACAATGGGATGTTAAAGTCGAGTCAGATAATGTAGAAATACCTCGTAGGGTGGTTGCGAGTACAAAATAGGCGTTTTAGTCAATTAAATTGACACCTCACAAAAAAGAAGTTAAAAATAGATTTTAACACCCATTTTTAAAAGAAAATAATATGGAAAATAACATCAAAGGAAATGATTAAAAATAGAAAACTTTCCAAACATATATCTGATGCAAGTTGGGGGACATTTGTTAGATTTTTGGAATATAAAGCAGATTGGAATGACAAGCAAATCGTTAAAATTAATCGCTGGTA